TAACGCAAAAAATTGAACTTGTTCAAATACTTAAATCTAATGTAATATCATAATGGCTAGTAATTCCGCATCAACTTCTGAAACAATTAATATGTCTAACGAAACCGTATCTGTCGCCGCATCCGCGTCCGTCGCTCCCAAGACCAAAACAATAAAAATCGTCCGTAAAAAAGTAGCGGCACCGGCACCGGAAGTCGACGAATGTAACATCTGCTGTGATCCGTTTAATAAGAGTAACCATTTGCCAATTGTCTGCGAACATGTTGGCTGCCAATATAAAATGTGTGCGTCCTGCGTCCGATCTTATCTCTTAACAAGTACGAATGAGCCGCACTGTATGGATTGTAAGCAGCCGTGGTCGGCTAAGTTTACACTGGTTTTGTCAAAGAAATGGTTGGCTGAGACTTACCGTCCGCACCGCGAACGCATGATCTTTGATATCGAGTTGAGTAAAATGGCAGATACGATGAAAAAGGCAGAACAATATAAAGAGATATTTAAAGAAAGGATTTTTCGGGAAAAAGCGGCTGAGCAAATAAAAGAGCTTAAATTACATATTGAGCACCTTAATCGTGAAATACAGCACTCCTTAGGTAAATGTGCCCGGCTGCGTCGCGGGGATGATGCGGAAGGAGTGGATGCCTCCGCCCCAAGAAATGCGTTCTTTATGCCCTGCTCAGTGCCAACGTGTAATGGCATGCTTTCAACACAATATAAGTGCGGGATATGCGACAATTATACTTGCCACGACTGCCACGAAACCATCGGTCCGCAGAAAACGGATGAACATACTTGTAATCCGGATAATGTAGCCAGCGCACAGGCGATTAAAAAAGAAACAAAACAGTGTCCGGGTTGCCACAACCGAATCTATCGCGTGGAAGGTTGCTCGCAAATGTGGTGTACGGGCTGTCATACAGCCTTTGATTGGAATACTGGGCGAAAAGTCGTATCCGGTACCCTGCATAATCCGCACTGGTTAGAGTATCAGCGTAACTTAAATAATGGGGCTGCGCCGCGAGCGCCGGGCGATGTGCCTTGCGGCGGCTTGTGTACTTATTCCGAACTAAGCGCTGTATTGCGCAAACTTCCGTTGGAGGCTCCCCCTGGCTCCAGCTTCAGTGTAATAATAGAAAATGAGAATAATGCGGTTCTGCGGGCGACACTAAATATGCTGTTCCGGCTCGTGCAAGAAATCACGGCGAACCGCGTCCGCGAACTGCGAGAGCAATGTCAAACCATGCGGGATTTTGAACAACTGCGTGTTAGGTATATCGTCGGCGAAATAAGCAAGGCGGAGCTTTCGGCGGCGATATTTAAACAAGACAAAGCACATCAAAAAAATACCGAGCTCGTACATGTATTTGAGCTGCTGGGGGCGGTTGGGATTGATTTATTCCGTAATATTACTATGAGTAAAATAAAAGGCGCCGAGTTTAAGCAATTCGTTGAAGTCCAACTAGCCGAATATAATGTTCTCCGGATGCATTGTAATGCTTTGTTTGCGACGATTAGTAATACATATAATCTGACGGTGCCGCAAATCAGCGAAAAATGGGTGATTTATACCCATAAGTTCTCTGGCAGAACCATGCTCACGATGACGAAAAAAGCGGACGCCGGCGCAGCAGCGCAACAAGCGCAGCAGGACCAAGCGCAGCAGGACCAAGCGCAGCAGGATCAAGCGCAGCAGGATCAAGCGCAGCAGGACCAAGCACAACAGGCACCAGCGCCAACTGAAATCATCGTAGTAGATTAGTTAATAAATAAATTAAGGGGTTATTATACTGCTTCATCTGCCTCTGCCTTCTTATAATGCCGTTTAAACAGTGCTTTAAAATATTTCAAAAAGTCGATGCGTTTATTCCGCATAATCCAAATCGGCATTTCGGTAATACCGTTCGATCGCTTGGAATGGCAAGCGCCTTTAAATAATAGCTCATTCAAAATAGCTATTATTATTTTTTCCATTGCAGTCAATTCGATTTCCCCGATGACTAAACGATACGGGCTTTTGTAAATATATCGAGTATAATTGCTATCTTGATATATTTTCGGTCTTTTCTCATAAGGCACTATATGTTTTTTAACAAGACTAATCGCCTTGATCTGGTTTTCATCATTATGCATTTCTAAGACAATCATCGTATCCCGGATACTTTCTTTGGGTTTTATCGGCGTGCAATAAATACTCCCTTGCCAATTATTATTTTCCATCCAGCGTTGACGCTCATTCCAAGTGATATTATTATAACGGGTCGTAACAAGTGATACCATTTATTATCGAAGGTGTAATTTATAAAGAAGAGAGATACAAAATCAATTTTTTTAATATATAAAATCAGGACGTCTTTACGGTTATTAATATAAAAATACTATGAGGGATAATTGCAGCTAACCACGCGATTGCTCTATATCCACTTTTACACATCAATTGGAGAAAGAATGCCCATGCAATAAATGTGATAGATTTCACGATTACCCATCCAATACTATCATTTATAATAATTAAGTAAATCAATGTCAGAAAAGCAAATCCCGAATAAAATTTTGCAGCTGAACAAAAATCGGCAAATAAATAATTGCCGGATATTGATGGAACTATAGAAGAACTGTTAGCAACAGTTGTGCTTATTTTATTGCCTATACTGCTTGTGACACTTTTCAACACATTTACTGCCGACGATAACATATTATATATATTATATATAAATATATATCATATAACAACCTATGGCTTATATGGCTGATGCAACTACTGCGGCAGAGAAAAAAAACATTGCGGCGCAAATAAAACATATAACCCCCAAAATGCGGGATCTAGAAATGGACAAACTGATAGAGATCGGCAAAAATGCGAACAGTATCTCTCCCCGTTCTCGGATTGGAAACAATGTCGTTGATTTTTTTACCTTCCCTCAACGACTAGAAACGCGTGGGAAATACGACGTCAACTTCTTTGAGTTTCTGCAAAACATTGATGAATTTAAAAAGAAGAAATTCATTCAAACGATGCTGAACTATTATAACAATGTTAAAAATAAAAATAAAAATAAAAATGATTATGTCGTCTATAAAGAAGTCTATAATATATGTATCAGTGCCATAAATATAATGCGCCCATTGAATTGTATGGAAATATATACCAAATATAAGGCGAAAAAAGTGCTAAATTTTTGTGCGGGCTGGGGCGGGTCAACCGTTGCGGCATCCGCCTTGCAATTAGATGTGCATTACGGCATAGAAATAAACAGCGCTTTGAAAAAACCGTATGAAAAAATGATAGCTTATTTGGCGACCAAATCCAGCACGAAAAATGAAATTTATATCGGTGATGCTCTGGATTTTGATTATAAGAAAATCAAATATGATACGGTATTTTCATCACCGCCCTATTATTTTATTGAAAAATATGCGAATAATGTGCTCTATAAATCAAAACAAGACATGGACGATAAATTTTATAAACCCTTATTTTTGAAAACTTATAAAGGTTTGCAGAAAGGCGGTTATTATATCATAAATATCTGCCAAGAAATATATGATAAGGTCTTGCGGGAAATACTCGGTGATGCCGTCGAAATATTTCCCTTGAAAAAATCTAAACGGCAAAATAATTATACGGAAATGGTTTATGTTTGGCATAAGGCATAAGGCATAAAGTATAAAGTATAATGCATAAGGTATATTACGTACGCTGCCTCATAGCCTGTAACAAAAACGCTTCTTGTTCCTGTAGCAAGTCCAATAAAGGCGTGTAATATTGGCGAAAATGCGGACGCTTCTGTTTAATTTCGTCAAAGGTCATCCACTTGATTTGACGTTTCTCAAAAAATCCCTTCTTGCAAACTAAATGCGGGAGATGGGTTTGAATGAATTTATGATGGTTATTAAAATAAAAGGGCAAATTCGAATCGTATGGAAAGGCAACGAGAAAAGAAGTATAAGTCGGCAATTGTAATTTCAATAACTGGTTCTCACGAATGAGTTTCCTAATTTCAGTTTGAGTACCAAAAAATCCATCTAATTCTTCGCAACATTCGCGTACGACGGTTTGTAAAAGTGTCTCGCCGGGTTTCGATCCCCCGCCAAAATCAATCCATCTGCGCTCATCGGCTTCTTCACCAAATAAAAAATGTAATTTTCCGTTGTAAACGGCTACGGGTAAAATGCCGCCGCCGACCATATAATTATATATACTTATGCTATATAATTATGTATATATATAAGATGAAAGATCTTCAGAAACGGTTTCTTTTATTTTTAGGCGGGTGTATTCCAATGCGCTTATTATTCGTCTGGTTGGCGAAAAAAATGCCGCTTAATTATTTGCCGTATGCCGGAGCCGTGGCTTTACTGCCCGCTTTCGGTTTTATCTACCTCTTTCTGACGGGAAAGCGAACAGTGGGAGTGGAAACACAAGGCGCGTCAATTTGGTGGAGTCAGTTTCGGTTGATCCATGGTTTTCTCTACTTTTGTTTTGCCTATTATGCGTTTCAGCGAGCCAGAAATGCTTACCAATATTTACTGGCAGATGTTTGGCTTGGTCTGGGTCTTTTTTTATGGCATCATTATACATCCGGAAGTTTCGCGCAATTGAAATAAAAAATAGCCCGAAGGCTACTTTTATTTTTTTTACTAACTATATATTATTTATTTATTCAATCCATATCAGCCCAGCTGGTCGATGGAGGAGCCGGTACATACGCTGCTTCTACTGCTACAAATACTGGTGCTTCTGTAACTGCTACTACTTCTGTAACTGCTACTACTTCTGTAACTGCTACTACTTCTGTAACTGCCGGCGCTTCTGCTTCTACAACTGGCGCCGCCGCCGGCTTCTTTAACGCTGTCGCCCACCAATTATTGAATTTTGGCGGGTTTTCGTCGTTATAGTTTTCCGGCGTGGTAGGCGAAGCCGGCAATTGAGCATGGCGGTCGACCGTTTTCGATAACATAGGGAAATTCGAGGAAAATCTTATTTTCCGAGCTTGCATCTTCTTTTCTTCGTCTTCTTCGGTTTGAATAATCACGGCGAGTGCTTTAAACTTGTTTACGTTGAGGTTGAGGTCAAGCGGTGCAGGGCGTTGCTTCTTCTTCTCAACTGGAGCACTTGCAGGCTCACGCATAGCAGGCTCACGCACACGCATAGCAGGTACACTGATAGGCTCACGCATAGCAGGCTCACGCGCATCCTTTTTGTTTAATTCCGGGCAGTGGCGTGTCGTATGTCCCGCTCGTTCTTTCTTACAATAGCCGCACGACAGCGACAATAAATACGGACAAACTACTTTACCTTCTTTACCTGGGGCGTCCTTGACGTAATGCGACGTATAGACGTCTTCCGATTTGCCCGCATCACAACAAACTTTGCAAAAAGCTTTCGCTGATTTTGCGGGTTTGTCAGAGCGGGCGTTGCTGCTCTTGCTGCTGCTGTTGCTGGTACGAGTAGAACTCATTTTCGTTTGGTTTGTTGGTTTGTTGTTTGGAATACCTTCTCTTTTATTTTTAAAAAGCATTTCAATTTTTTGCAAAACAACAAACATAAAATCATTTTAATCTAGGTAATATAATAATGGCACAACGCTGTTTCGATTCATTCAATGTGGTTTTATCATCCGGTGAGCGTTCTAGCAAAAAACGTAATACGGCAATTTATACGGAAATACAGAAAAATGTGCAGCAGTTGAATACAGCAAATCCCATTAAACAGAACGGTTTCTACTACAATAAAAATAGTGTCATTAATCCAACCTGCGATATATCTAGTGGACTTGTATCGGTTGCGAAAAGTTACAAGCTACTGGCGGACATTAAAGGAGGCTCTAGTATAATTTATCCTACCCTCGTCTCTACACCCAAATATGAAAGCTGGTGTGGTAATTTATTTTCTGCCAATTATGTGAAATATGGCGTGAGAAATGTAGTGCAAGTGGATTCATCTACGAATATTATTATTGATCCAAGCAATGTTCTCTTTTACAATGAGTGTTTTTTTAATTACAATGAAAATCGTCCCGAGTCTTGGACCCGCATTGTAGATTTGAGTTTTCAAAGCACTTATTTTGGCAAGTCGGCAAATAATACACTTGGATGTTAGCCGCTGCCATAATAAATATTTATATATTATATATGTCTTGTAATTGTGTTTATAATGGAGCCACAAATGTTGCATGCCGGACTTGTTTAAATGTAGCCAATCCGACGGCAACCGCCGACATAAAACAGCGCCTCATCTGGCGCCAAGTGCGTGTGCCCACATCGCTTTATGCAATGAATTTGGCAGCTGTTACTAGTTCAGCGAACCGGATCGCCAGCGGCACGACAACAAATTGGAACCAGATGAGCGACCGAGTGAAAGCCTCTATACAAACGGTTGTTGTACCCTCTAATGGCAATTCTCTCCGCAGGACTTTAACGAGCGACCGCCCTGGTGCAGCGGCTCCTGGTGGACAAGGAGTAGATGTGAAACATGATTCTTACGCCCGTTATTTAAACCGGAAAAAAGCGGGAAATTTGAAAACGCAAACGCGAAATATCGCATCCGTGCCATTATACGGTAATAAAACAAAAGCGACTGGCTTAATTGCAAATAATAATTGTTGTGTTTAAATATATTCTTTTCTATATTTAAACAATGTCATCACACCCGCAGGCAAAGATTGGCTTAGTATTTACCTATAATAATAAACCGCATGCAAATAAGGCTCCTTTACCAAATGTACCCATGACAAATATACCCATGCCAAATGCACCCATATTAAACTATCGGCAAATGAACCGCTATATAAATAATTCCAGTAATCCAACATCAATGAGTTCTATCATTCGTACGCCGGGCGGCAGTTGTTCTTCGTGCGGGAATTAAACGATTTAGCAAACAATAGGTTTTCATTAAAACTATATACATATAAATGACATAAATTTAAACTACTCAAATATATATAATAAACATATATGAATTTTAATCTGAATAGCGATTCATACAATGATAAAGAGATTGAAAATTTAATGCATTTATCGGCGTCTTATACTACAAATGACATTTTAAAGGCAGCCCAAGGATTAAAAAGCACAATTGGAAAAATGACGAATTTAGAAAACGACAAACATCTGGAATTTTTATTCTTCATTGATACCATTTCAAACCGGTTACATAATAAAATTAGCGCGCTCGCCGAAACGCATTCCGTTATTCAGCAAGGCAGCAATTTTATTATTGAGAACCCCGACCGACTTATCGGGAAAAATTCCAAAATAGAAAATGGACGCATCACCTTAGAATCAAAAAGCGCCCCGCCCGGTTATTTAAACCCGATTAATGTGCGCACTATTACTCAGGCGATTAGTATTGATTCGCGTTTTCGCCCCAATTATTATGCGACCAAATCAACGAATTATTCTATTGTTTTGCCGGCAATTCAAAAAAACGTAGTTAGTCTGCGGGTCGCGTCAATAGAACTACCGACGACCTATTATGCCGTCTCTCGCTACAACAACAACGCAACCTGTCTTATTATGGATTTAAGCAATAATGGACGCGGCTGGGTTTTAACACTGCCGGATGGCAACTATGAGCAGTCATGGGCACAAAATAGTCATGCAGCCTTTATTGAAAACGCAATGAACGATGCCATCGTAGATGCTTTACCCGTTACGATTGATAGTGCGGGTCGCACCGCAGTGAATACAGCTGGCGCAAGACTAACCGCATCAGATTTGACCTATAACTTAGATCGCATTAGCGGCAAATCTTTTTTTACTGCCGGTTCGACGGGAATTTTAAAAACCCAAGGCTTTATTTTACGATTTAATGTAGACAATGATGGCAATTTAAATCTCGACACCAACTTACAAATGCGCTTAGGGTGGCAACTGGGCTTTAGATCAGCCGAATATGTCTCCAACCCCAAGTGCGTATCGGAAGGTATTTGTTTAGTCTGTGGTCCACGTTACGGCTTTATCTCCATCGACGATCATCAAAAAAATACAGGACCTTCTTATGTAGTGGCATATGCCAACTCCATTTTACAAGATAATATTATCACCCGTATTAATTTGGCTGAATTACAAGCAGATGTGGGTGTTTATCAAAGTAGTAGTGATCCGGGTTTAAGCACACAACTGAACCGTACCCGCGAATACTTTGGACCCGTTGATATTCAGCGGTTACATATTTCATTATACGACGAATTTGGTCGCATTATTGATTTGAACAATATGGATTGGTCGATTACCTTAGCTTTTGAAGTGCTTTATAATTAAATAATGCTAGCGTAGAAATCTTGCACCTTTTTGTTTACCTTAATTTTTTGTGGATCAAAAGCGGTCAAATATAAACCGTCTAAGCTTTTAATGCGCGATAAGGCGACATATGTCTGCCCGCATTCAAATATATTACTGCCGGCGTCAATTTGTGCCATATCTAAAGAGACACCCTGTGCTTTATGGATCGTAATCGCCCAAGCATAAATAAGCGGGATTTGTTTCACGCCAATAGAGGGCGACATTTCACTGCTCCAGGTATGATAACCGACTGTCCGTTTTGCACCATTATTAAATTGCACCAGTGGCAAGCCGCCAACAAAGTCAATAACAATGCCTTGACTGCCGTTGACAATTGGTTCGGCGCTTTCCATATCAATATTGGCAATACACATGACCTGTGTTCCTTTTTTCAATATAATTTCTTTATCAGCCATAATGCTATTGACCAATAAATTATATTCCATCTCGCGCTGTTCCTGACTAATATGCGTTGTTGCAGGCATAACTGAGGCGGCTCCTTGTACTTGCTGCGCTTGTATCTGCTGCGCTTGTTGTACGGGGGGCGCATCCGCCTCACTTAATTTATATATTTTTTCGTCCCCGACCAACTTTATAAATTCTGCCGCATTAATCATTTCCACATCTCGGCGTCGTGGTAATAAAATCGTCGGTTTAAAAGTCTCCGGTAAAGTCTTCCCGATATGTGGCAGCAATAGTTCAAATGCGGATTTAGTTAATCTGCCGACCCGTATTTGATTGAGAACCTTCGTATAGGCTTGATCCGTTTGCCGAAATATTTTGGTCAATTGAATTATAACGGAGAAAGTAGTATTCCATTGCGGGCTTTCAAAACAAAAAGCGGCAGAGGTGTTTGTGTCGGGGTCGTCTTGAAAATTGTCTTCGCGCGGAACCGGCGGCAGTTGATAAAAGTCGCCCGAGAAAACGATCTGTAGACCGCCAAAAGGTAAATGTGATGTTGGCTTCCGCACTTTCCGACCAATGGCATCTAATATTTCAAATATTTTCTGCGACATCATGCTGACTTCGTCGATAATAAGCACATCTATTTTTTTCCAGTTGGACGCTTTACGTTTATTAGTGGCGACTTTATTAACAATGAGGTCTGTGTAGCCGTTGGCGAGCCCAATGCCCGCCCATGAATGAACCGTTTTGGCTTGGCAATTTAATAAAATTGAGGCACAACCGGTAAGCGCGCATACTTGCACCCGCAGTCCGACCGTTTTACAATGTTCGACCATTTTTTTAATAAGTGCAGTTTTTCCTGTACCGCCCGGACCGGTTAAAAACATGTTCTGTTTTTTAATAAAAGCATCCATCGCTTGCTCTTGGGCAGGTGATAATTCCATTTTATAATATATAATGCT